TTAGTTTTAAGAGAAGTTATTATTTTCTGCGTTGATGATGATTATTATTTTTTAAGAAAATTGTTTGATAAGAAAAGAATATGGGAAAACACTAAAACAACTTTTTTTATCCTGTTTTTAATCGCTTGTTGGATTATTTTTTGGAAAATCATACTCTTTTTTTGTTAAAATTTTTTTTTGAAAAAGTTTAAATACTTGTGATTTCTATAAAAAGGATAGTTAAGCACTCCCAAATCCCCTTTAATCATGCTCAAAAAATGGCAATCAGAAATAATCTTAAAGATTTGTTAAAAAGAGTATTCCCAAGTAGAGTTAGTCAGATTCTTGGAATGGGTAGTGTTGAAACTAATAAACACGCTGTTTCTTTAAACTGGTATTCTAATCCATTAATAGGTATTCCAAGAGATGTTAATGTAAGCGTGTTAAGAGAATTCGCTAAAAGCATTTGGGTTAGGATGTGCGTTGATACAATAATCGAAGAAGTAACTGGTTTAGAATGGGATGTAGTGCCTGCTACTGAGAAATATGATGAGAATAAGTTAAGAGAAGTCAAAGAATTTTTTCAATACCCTAATAAGGATGAGGATTTCAAAATCTTTCTAAAAAAATTATTGAAGGATATTCTTGAAATTGACGCTGGAGTTATTGTGAAAACATTCAATGACACTGGAAAATATGAAACAAAAAAGTATTCATACAAGTCTTATGATTATGAGAAACAAAAGGAAAGAATATATCAAATTGAAGCAGAAGAGATTAGTGATGACGCTGAATTACTTGAAATGTATGTTGTTGATGGCGGTAGTTTCTTAATTCAAAAAGATATTTATGGCAGGTTGTTAGAGGATAAACCAACATATTTTCAATACTCTTTCTTGAATCCAAGCGGAGCACCACTCCCTTTTTGGAAACGAGAAATAGTTTATTTTCAAATGAACCCACGAACTGACAGCGTGTATGGGTTTTCCCCGATTCAAGGAATAATGAATATTCTTGAAAGTTTAATGAATGCAACGAGGTTTAATAAAAAGATTTTTGAGGAATACGCTTTCCCAAGCGGTGTTATTAACTTGCCAGGCATGAGTGCTGATGAATTAAAGCAAATGAGGAATGAATGGCAACAAAAACTTAAAGGCAAACCCCATAAAATATTATTCACTAACACTGATAATTTTGAGTTTAAACAACTGACAATGCATCCTAAGGATTTGGAGTGGCTTGACGGACAAAAGTTTTACATGAAACTTGTTTTAGCAGCGTTTCATGTAACGCAAAACGAGTTAGGCTTCACTGATGAATTAAACAAGCATAGTAGTGATAGGCAGGATATTGTGTTCTTGCGTAAAGCAATCGTTCCGCTCGTGAAACTTCTTGAAAGCAAGTTCAATAATGAGATCATTCCTGAATTCTACAAGGATGGTGAGAAGATTGAAGCGAAGTTTAAATTCTTTGTTGAAGATATATTTATGGAGGAGTTAAGGGAGAAGAGATGGACGCAGTGGATAGCGGATGGTAGGAGAACGATTAATGAATGGAGGAAGGAGAATGGTTTGGAAGAAGTTGAATGGGGGGACACTTATCTTAAAGGTGGTTTTACTGGTTTCCCGCAAATAATTAATACTGATAATCAAAAAAAAAACGAGTTTAAAAGGTTAAAAAAAAAACAAAGAATATATATTACTAAGGATTTTAGTAGGACTTCAGACGAGATTTTAAACGCTGTTAAAAAGTATTATTCTATTGCTTCAGAAGAAATATTAAAGTTGTTTGATGGTAAGAAAGAAGTGAATGAGATTATTCATTCAATATCAAATATTTTAAACGCTGAAGGATTAAGAGAACCTTTGAGGAATGCTGTTAAAAGAGTTTTCACGACAGGAATTAATTATGCTGAAAAACAAACAGGAGTTCAAGTTGGTTTCCAGGATAATTTCATGCCTTTAATTGAGAGATTAACTGAAGAAGAATTATATGGTTATGTGATGCCTGACGGGAGCAGGTGGTTTGGTATTCAGGGAGTTAATGAAGATTTCAGAATTAAGTTGATAGATGAGATTAAGGAAGGGATGGAGAAGGGAGAGAGTATTAGACAAATTTCTAAAAGAATAGAAGAAAAAATTGATAGTATGAAGGGTTGGGAGAGTGAGAGGATTGCGAGAACTGAGAGTAATAGGATAGCGAATTTAGGCAGTCTTAATGGTTTTATTAGGAGTGGTTTGAAAGGTAAGAAGGAGTGGATTAGTCATCTTGATGATAGAACAAGTGATATTTGCAAGGAATTAGATGGAAAGATTGTTGATTTAACTGATGCTTTCAAATTAAGTAATGGCTCGGAGTTCATGATACCTCCTGCTCACCCTAATTGCAGGAGCACTATCGCTTTCATTCCTGAATAAGTGTTAGGTGATTAAGAATTGGCGCAAGTAATAATAGATAAGAACAATTATAATGCTTGGAGTATTGATGATTATGGTCTTGGCAGTGTTAGGATTGGTTATGATGGTAATTACGCTAAGATTTGTTCTTTAAGTGATGGTTTAATAGTTACTGATAATATGAGGGTTTTCGTGAATAAAGGAGTTCTTTACACTGCAAGTTATTTGTTTAATAATGTTGCTCCTGATGATTACGCTTTGATGAGAGTGAAGGTTGGGAGTAATAAGAATTTAGAACTTGATTTTTCAGTTGAAACAGATAGTAAGTGTTATGTTTATGTTTATGAGGGTTCAACATTTAGTGCTGATGGCACTGAAATAACAGCGTATAATCATAATAGGACTTCAACGAACACTACTGATGCTAAAGTTTATGTTAATCCAGTAGTTGATACTTATGGGACTAATTTAAGGGTTGGTTTGATTGGGACGAGCGGTAAATTCACTGAGAGTTCTGGTAGCATGAATACTGGTAATTTCAGGATTTTGAAGAAGGATACTGAGTATTTGATTGCTGTTCAGAATAAAGATTCTTCTAATAAGAATATTGTTATTAGAGTAACTTATGCTGAGGTTGGTTAAGAATGATTATTGAAATGGATAAGGAAAGGTTTAAGTTCGTTGTTGATAATACTCCTGGTAGGTTGCAGAAGTTTTACACGATTAAAGACAATCAAGTTATTGTTATTGCTTTAATAACTCCTGTTGTTATTATGACGAGGTTTGAGATTAATAGTGAAAATGAATTAAGTTTGTTACATACTTTTCTTAGTAATGCTATTGAATGCGTGAGTTTTAAGGATACTTTTAAGGATTATCTTATTTTTTAGTAAGTGTTATAAACTCGTTTTTCCTATTATTTTTTTTAATATGCTCCCAATAATTGCTTCGGTAATTATTGGTTCAAAATATTTTTAAATCAAAATTGTTTATTAGTAATGTATGGTAAAATGCTACTTCTGTAGTATTAGAACAGGGAATGAAAAACATCATATAATACCAAAGAGCCAGGGAGGTTCTAATTCTAAAAAGAATATTATGAATTTATGTTCTGATTGTCATGATTATTTTCATTATAGTAGAGTAAAAGGTTTAGAGAATATTATTATTAATTCTTATTTACATTCTCAGGATGTTAAGAATTTTGAGAGATTGCTTGATTTCAAGTTTGAGAATGGTGTTGAGGATAAGGATTTTGATAAACAGATTTTTGCTTATGCTTCTCTTATAACCATGGAAGATGATTTAAGTGTTTTAAGGGAATGGTTTTTATGGGTTTTTTTCTGGATTGCTTTTATTGTTTTCATTCTTTTTATTGTTTTGAAGGTTTTTTGAATAGTGGAATAATGGAAACTTACTCTTAATAGTGGAATAAAGGAAAATTACAATAATATTGTATATAAATATAACTACTGCATAATAATAATTGCAGTAGTTAAATTTAAAAATATGCTCTGACTATAAAAGAAATAAGATGTCAGATAATCAAACTATTGAAAAATCTGTATTATGGTTGCCAATTTCTAAAAGCACTAATGGAAAATACTCAGGAATACTAAGTGATACAAGCATTGACAGGGATGGAGAAAGAATAAGCAAGAAACTAATAAGCAAGTGGGCTTCAAACCCAAACCGTTATTTACCAGCATTAGTTGATCACACTAACAAGGTAGAGAACCTCGTTGGTAAATGGCAGAACCCAAGAATACTAAAAAGTAACGATGGAAATCATATTGCGTTAGTCGTTGAACCTGTTTTCTTTGAAAGCAATCCAAAAGCAAGAATGATTAAAGGAATGCTTGATGAAGGAGCGGAACTCGGCTTAAGCATTAGCAATACCACTTGATTATGAAGTAGTTGAAGTTGATGGCAAGAAGATTAAGGAATGGACTGACGCTGAATTAGTTGAAGGAAGTTTTACGCCAATACCAAGCAATAGGAACTCGTATATTACAATCGCTAAATCATTCATGCCTGGATTAACTAAACCAAAACAAGTTGAGGAATGCGTTCAAGCATTACTTAGTAATCCTGATTTCAAACCCTTAAAAGGTAAAACAAGAGAGGAGAGTGCTTACGCTATTTGTTATGCTAAGTATAATGAAAGAAAAGAAAAAGCAAATAAAATGAAGGAGGAGGATAAAATGACAGAAGAAGATGTTAAACAAAATGAAGTTGAAGTTCCTAACAAAGAAGAAAAGGAAGAACAAACTTCTGAAACTTCTGTTGAGGAAAAATCAACTGATAAAATAACTGAAAAATTGCTTCAAAAAATTGAAGCATTAGAAAAGAAACTTTCTGAAGTTTCTAAAGAAAAAGAAGAAAAGTCTTTGGACAGAAGGGCTAAATTAAAGCAAATCGCTGAGAACACAATAATTAAACAAGAAGTTCCAGTAATAACAAAAGAAAAAACAGATTTGTTTGAAATGCTATGCTTATCGCATGGTAGAAAAGATTTAATATTCAAATAATTGTAAAGGAGGAGTTGATAAAAAATGGCAGTTTTTGGAAACGCAGGAAATTACAGCACAGCATATTTTGATGAAACTTTTGCGAAATATGGAATTGCAGAAGGACAAGAATATGCTGGCGGAGTTCATAAATCAGATTATGAATATAATAGTAAGACAGTTGAACTCGTGAATAAATCATTCACTAAAATGATTATGAAGGAAGTAGGGACTGACACTAATGAATACGCTTCAGGAACTAATTATTCATCAACAAGCGGGAACTTACCTGTTCTAATACCTATTTGGGTTAGTCCTGACATTATTGATTTAAGCAGGAAGGAAACACCTGTTTATGAATTACTTCCTAAGATAGCAGTTAGAGGTAAGTTCTATGATTGGAATACAGTAACTTACGCAAGCACTAACGCTAAATTCTTACCTGAGGATGCACCACTTCCTGAAACAGATGACAGTTATTCAAGAAATATTGTTCAAATGAAATACTGTTATGCTGTTGGAAGAGTAACTGGTCCTATGCAAGTAGCGACTCGTGGATACATTAACATGGAGAGGCAGGAAATTCTTTTGAAGACAAGACAATTATTGCAGAAACTTGAATACACTATATTGAATGGTGATACATCAAGTGATAGTAATGAGTTTGATGGATTAACAACACTTATTTCTACAAATGCAACAGCATTAAGTGATGTAATAAGCATAGACCAATTAAGAAAACACATCATGTACGCAAGGCAAGGTGCTAAGACTTACTCTGCTAATACAGCAGGAGGCAATCCTAACTTAATCATAACGAACTTGCAAACTTATGATGACATTAAAGCATTATTGCAAGCGTATTTAAGATACACTAATCCAGGAACAACGATTGCATGGGGATTGCAAACAATAGAATTCGAGGGAATACCAATAGTAGCAAGTAAGTTCATGACAACAACAAGCGGAAGCAAAGAATTATATATCATAGACACTTCAGTTGTTAAGATAGGAGTTGCTCTTGACATAACATTTGAGAGATTAGCGAAGACTAATGACAGCAATAAGTTTATGATTAAATGGTATGGAGCACTAATTGTTTTAGCAGAACAATTCTGTGCTAAGATATCAAGCATAACTTAAAGGAGGTAATGAAAGATGGCAGCATTAACACCAACAACCGAGTATGAAGGTTGTGTTGGGGATTTAAAAATTAAAGTGGTGAAAGTTAGTGTAACTTCCTCATCTGACACAATAACTTTTGATGATATGACATCAGTTAAGTTCGTCCATGCTTATATTAGTGGGACAGAAGACACTGCATTAGATGTTACAATAAGTAATAATGTTATTACAACAGCAGGGCATAGTTCAGGAACAGAAGTATGGGACATGTTAGTGATAGGAATTTAAAAAAAACTTTTTTGGGCTTTCGCCCTTTAATTTTTTTTTATTAAAGAATGGAGGAGGATAGGAAATGGCTATTGATTTAGGAGATTATTACCCAGGATTTAGGGAGTTTAATGTTGAGATTCCGAAGAACGCTACTTTTGAAGGTAATGTAACTCTCGGGAACGCTGATAGTGATACTGTAACTGTTTATGGTGCTTGTAAATTATATTTTAGGGATACTGGTATTTACATTCAATCAAGTGCTAATGGTAAGTTGAAGATTAGTGCTGATGGAACTGGTAATGATGATATTACAGTGAGTGGTAGTGTTGTTTTTGACGCTGGATTAACTGTTAAGCACGTTAGTAAATCGGCGAACTACACTGCTACTGTTAATGATTACTTGATTGGTGTTGATACAACAGGGGGTGCTGTGACAATAACGCTTCCAAGCGCTGGTGCTATAGCAGGAAAAGTGTTTGTAATAAATGATGAAGGCGGTAATGCTGGAACAGCGAATATTACAATAGCGACTGAGGGTTCAGAAACAATTGATGGTTCAGCAACAGCAACGATTTCAACAAATTATGCGTCATTAAAGATTTATAGTGATGGAACAAACTTTTTCACCATGTAATTAAGAGAACTTTTATTGTTCTCTTAATTAATTGGTTAATGGAGGTTTCAATACAATGGAATATGAGATGAGTGTTAATGATAG